TAGCTCTAGCATCATGCGGTAAATGGTGCTTACCGAAATTATACGGCCTTGACAGGATATTTGCAGCAATTTCATCAATATTTGCACCAGAAACAGCGTAAAAGTCTATTAAATGTACTTCATCTCTAATTACCTGATAAAACCAGACCGCCGTATCATCCCTATATCCTAAGTCCCAAGCGGTATGGACAGGCACGTTATTGTCATAGGCTACTCTAGTGACGCGCCCTTGCTCTGTAGCTTCCCTCATCTCTGTACCGTAGTACGCTCCTAGTATTGCCGCCTCGAATGAGCATTCATACTCTTGCATATACTGGTCAGGTGACAGTTGAGCTTTAGCAGCCGATAGCTCCCCATCTGGGAGTAGCTTAGATACTGATGCTGGCAGGTTTAGGCAAAACCACTCACTAGGTATTCTTAGGGCGGTAGAGTAGATAGTCCAAAAGGCATTCTTACCCTTTGGTGTAGATGCAAATACGCACCAGCCTTGTTTATCTGATAGCGCAGGTCTCAGGATATTGCCAAACACGCTGGGTTTGAAATCAGCGTACTCATCTAGGAACAGACCGTCGAACCCCAGCCCTCGCATTGCATCTGCATTGTCAGCGCCAAATAGCCTTATCCTAGCTCCGTTCACTAGGTCAACATATAGGTCAGACTCATTGACTGATGCAAGTATTGGCCTAGCGTAGTGCTTGAGGTACTCCCATGCCACTGACTTAGCCTGTGATCTGTATGGAGCTATGTAGGCAAATAGGGGCATAGGACTAGCACAGAGGGCCGCTGCTCGTATCAGGTCATTGATAGCTGCTACGGTCTTACCTGCTCTTCTGTGAGCTACTAGACAGGCCCAGCGCTCTGTCCTCTCATGGAACGGCATGAAAGCCAGCCGGGGCTGGTAGTCCATCTCTATTTCGGTGCTTTCCATTTTATCGTGATTTCTACTGGCCCATCGTTCTTGCCTGTGAGTTCTGTGCGTGAGAGTTTAGGTACATGGTACTCAATCATGTCTGTATAGCAACGAAATGCCATCAGTGGCCCATTCTCTGCTGCTATAGCATCTAGCCAAATCTGCACTCGATGAGCATTACCATCAACGAACCGGGCAATGGCCTCTCTAGCGGCTACTGTAGACTTATTTGCCAGCCCTTTTGGTCTACCGGGGCCGGGTGGTCTACCAGTTTTACTTGCTTTTTTAATGACCATCAATATCTCGCTTTTCGTTGAGTCTAATAGCTGGTAGCTTGGCTGCATCTATTACATCTTCCATGTACTTTAGAGCGTCTAATCTTGTCATACCTTGAATGATTGCAGGGAAGCTGCTTACTGGCGCTCCTGTTCCATCGCAGACTATCTCATGTATTTGATAGCCGTTATGTGTTTTGACCATTCTTATCATTATTTCATCCTATACTTGTCGCGGCATGGAGCGCAACAACCCTCTATTAAACGTCCTGACCACTCACCGCACAGGTCACAGTCACCCGGCACTCCTTTAACCAATGGTTTCCTAGCCTGTTTAATTAAGAGTTCTAGTCGTTTCTCTGCTTGCTCTGTAGCGTAATCAGCCTCGTCCATCTACCATCCTCTGTCTATAACAGAACGTCTTACACTTGCAGATTCCTTCATCTGTTGCCTCGTTCTCGCCCCACTTTCTAAACTGAATAACGAGCTTTTTGCGTAATTCTCTGCAATTATTCTTTAATATTAGTCTTTGTCGGCAACTGCGGCAATTGAATTGATATACGCCAGAGCCGGGGTTCTTCTCTGCTATCTGGCACTCAGGACACAATAGGTTGTCTTTTAGTATAGTAGGTGTAAAGCCAGACTTCTTTGCGGCCTAGTATCTGATTAGACTTTATAGGCACACGAGTGACATATCTCTGCTTTAGCAAGTAGCATAAGGCCATTGAGATTTCGCAGGTCTTTAGATCACATCTAGCGTCTATCTCAGCCAGTGTGATCTCGCCTACATAGTCCTTTAACAACGCCCGAATTGTAGATACTGCTCGTGCCATACTTCCTCCTGATATATATCATAATTATACCAGAGTATTATATTTATTTACATACATTCCATTGACCGCTTGGTCTGTGAGCTGCATACAAATCCTTACGTTCAGCCTTTCCAGCAATTGCTTTTTTATCATCTCTAAGCGACTTCTGTATTAGATTAATGTCCTTTCTGCGAGACTCTGCATCAGCCGGGTTATCCTGTCTGTTTATCTTATCGCCGTTTATCATTAACCAGAACTGCGCGTCCTGTGGACTATCCCATAGCTTTGCTGACAGCTTAGGTATGTATCGAGCCACAAATACCCTAGCTGACAAGGTTGTGTCCCACATATACGGAAACCGCCGTAACTCAGAGAATGGAGACTGCTGCTCAGTAAAGTCCTTCTTGTACATATCAATCAGACTTTGCATCCTTACATCTTTGCCCCATCCTTTAATTAATAAGGAATCCCATGCTAATTGCCGTACATCGTCACTATGATACATATCAGACCTCCTACAGCAGAGATAAATCCTAGTTTAATCCACATTACACGACTCCTGTAATCTTCAGCCGGGCGCCCCTCTCTGCGATGAGAAACGCCATTCAAAAACTCAATAGTCCTGTAGAACATCGACTGAATTGTCTGAACCTTATCCACTATCAGATCAAGGGGCGCCCCTCCCGTAACGACATCACCGCCTTTTACGGAAACCATTACCTGACCTGGAATGAACGTGACGCCAGCCTTCTTCTTGGAACTTTCTGTCCAGATTGCTTGAACAAGATCCCTAAGATCTACGCGAGCAAAATCTGGCATGTTGCGATCAGCCAGCATCAAATATGCAAGTTGCTCCGCACGCTCATACACGCCAGCCTTGAACCAAAGAGCCACAGCACTGACAGCAGTAATACCTCGCGTCCTAACCTTTGAAACGTCAATCTGTTCTAATGCTCTCTGTTCGATCTCAGCCGCCTGCCTGTATAGATCAATGGCCTGCTCTGTACTACGGGTTCTCAAGGCCAACTGAGCTTCAATGGAAAGTCGCTCGCTTTCGGAATGGAGTTCTGCCCAAGTCATTTTTCGTCGCTCACTCTCTGGATCACGATTGTTCTCTCCTTGAATCCGACAACAGAAGCAATCGCAGGCAGGTTACTTGCGCCACGTCTCGTTTGCTCAATTTTCTTTCGCAGCCGCGTTACCCATTCTATCTCCAGTTGTTGTATAACCGCGCGAGTATTATATCACGGCTATACATATTAGACCGCCAACAGCAGCTACAAACGCCACTTTAATCCACATTACAAGCCTCCTGTCATCTTCAGCCCATGAGCCGGATGAGTAGCCCTGCCCCATGCCTCGTGGTGCGTTTAGGTAGGGTAGGTAGCCATCATGTGACTTATTGCGTTCTACGCCCTCTCTGAGCGTTCTAGGACTGGTATCGTAGTTAGAGTTCATTTTTCTTCTCCTTGTCATAAGCAACCAAAGCCTGTCTAGCAGCGTCCCAAGCATCATAAGCAGAATCCCAAGCAGCAGGAGCAGCAGCAGCCCTAGCAGCAGCAGCAGTCCAAACAGCCTTCACCAGTTCCTCTTTCTTACTCATGTGTTCTCCACTTCGTATATCCACCCTTCCGCAAGACCATTCTCGACGTACTCTCTCAGTTCCTCCACTTCCTCATGCAGCCTACGCTGAATATCCCTCTCACTAATCATCCCCTTTTGATGGTCAGGATGTGAATTGCACCTCTCATTGAAAGTCTTAATGTCTTTGTAGTTCATGTGTTCTCCTTGTAGTACGCCATCAAAGCAATATAAGCGATATCGTACGCACGCCAGGCTTCCTCAACTGCCTTCTCTAATTCTTCTCGATCTATTATATCCTCTGTCCTGAGATTAGAAATAACCGAATCAAGTGCATCAAACGTCTGTACGGTTTCACTGTATTCCTCGATCTTTTTCATTAGAAGTCACCTCTGTTTAGCGGCTCTGCCTGTCCGTGTCTAGGATCGTCTAAATACTGATCCAGCTCCTCTGCGCTCAAACCCTGATTCTGCTGTAGCTCCCTGTTGTAGTATTCGTGATCTTCTTCCTCTTGCAAAATGGCCTGATAGGATTCCAGAAGCTGCTGCTGTGTAGCTGCGTCTGCTCGTGAAAAGCTCAGGATGCTGCGGGCCACAACCAGCTGATAGTCTTTGTTTTGTCTCTCCAGTATTTTCTTGATATCCATTTTATTCTCCTAGCAAGATTGTGAGAGGTACGATGTAAAGGCTATAGCCATTACAACAATAATTATTATAAACCAAGGTGTAGGCTCGAATGGCTTGCGTGGTGATCGGGGGAAGAACTCGTCGTATTTACTCATCTGTATCTCCTGTAGTCAGACTCAAAATGAACCTGATGTAGAGATATTACCTAGAACTATTATAACTGTCAACATATTTATCATACATTTATTTATCTAATATATTCAGTATATTACAGACAAAAAAAGGGCCACGATTTCTCGCAGCCCCAAAGCGCAACTACCAATCACGCAAATTAATTGTACATCAGAAGGGTAAATCGTCAGGCATATCGTCAAAAGGTGTCTTGTACGGGTCTGTAGGAGCTTTTGTAGCAGCTACATTGCGTGAGTCATGCTTAACCGTAGTATCTGACTCCTTGCCCTTGCCTAGAAACTGCACCGTATCTGCCGCAATCTTGGTGCTGTATTTTGTTACGCCAGACTTGTCCTCATACTTTTCTGTTTTCATTTTGCCCTGCACAAATACTTGACTGCCTTTGCTGATATGACTGCCACAAATTATTGCTAGATTTCCAAAAGCAGTGATATTAATCCACTCTACACCCTCTTTTGTCTTAGTTTTCCAATCACAAGCAATACTAAAATTAGCTACTGAATCGCCAGCAGGTGTAACTCGTAGCTCTACATCTCTTCCAAGCCGACCTATGAACGAACATTGATTTAAATCAGACATTATCTTTTCTCCAGTTGGTTAATTGCTTCTTCTACTTCACTTAGAAACTTAATTGTTTCGATCTCCATCTTAGCTATTAGATCGTTATCTCTCTGTAGTCTTGAGATAAATAGCTGTAAATGCTCAGGCACTCGTGGGTCATAGCTTACAAAGTCGCAATAAGTAGCACCAGTTACCCACATTTGCGTCTGCATCTGATTGACATAAGCAGCAGGTGGCTTGTTATCGAGTCTATATCCCAAGTGCGTCTGGGTGTTAGGACACTTGATCTCGATCAGAGCATTAACACCGCTTATAACGCCATCAGGACTAGCGCCAAGCCACTTTATCGTAGGATGAAAGCAGAACTCTGCCTCGTCTACAAAATAGCCTGTATCGGCCTCGTATCGGATTCTAGCAAGAGGTTCATGCTCAGTACCCCATTCCATTGCGGCGCTTGTAAAGCTCTCAGCTACCCTACCAGAAACACGTTCTGCAATGATCTGCATCCTGTACTTCTGCCGGGTAACAGCTTCTCCTGATTTACCCTTTGCTAATACATCGCTCATCCTAGACGCTGTGACATGGCCTAGCCGTTGTGCAAACCATTCTTGTGTCCCTTGAGCTATCATTTTAGAAAGTACCCCCCAATGACTTTGCCGCTATCAAGATGAACGTTCTCTGTATGAATGTTATAGCCCATCTCGCGTAAGTTAAATACCCTAGCCGACAGTCTCATACATCCAGCTTCACGCATCGCGTCCAGAGAAGTTATACGGCGCTTTTTCTTTAACTGCTCTAATAGCCAAAAGTTTTGTGTGCTTGGACTCATGCTAATTCTCCTTTACGTTTGTTTTTAGCTGTAGATAGACGGATAGTTGCTTCTGGATTGTTCTTAAAAGCATCGGCTACAGGAAAGTAATTGGTCTTTAGCTCTTCTATTGTTTGGCTAGACTCAATCAAACTAATGGCTAGTTGCACTTCTAATTCCACATCACCATCGTCAACTAATGGCAAATCTTCACCGCTGTATATGTACAGGCCGACTCCATGCAGTGCGATAGCCTTAGCCAGACATCTCTGCATTGCCGTATTTACTGCCATTGCGTCAGGGTTTTTAATGGCCTTGTTTTGATAGTCTAAAACAGGGAGCTGTGCAGTCATTGTCTTGCCAAAAGCTGTGACACTGCAAAAGACCATCATAGTCTCGCCAAACATCTTTGGCTCTCCATACTCCCAATTTGCTGACGGATCATCTTCCAGCAGATAGTGAACAGCCCATGCCCAAGAGAGGTATGTTAACTTTCCCTTCTTCTCAGTATGTTCGTTTACATTGATCTTGCGAAGTTCGCTGTAGATTAACTTAGTCATATCATATTCCTTTCATATATGGCAAAATGCCACTTGTATTATAACTGAGATTACGAACTATGATAGAACTATTTGCCCTCCCACCCATCAATAAGACCTGACAATTGTTTGGCAAGAGCTTTGTAAGCCTTGCTATCTATTACAATCAGCTTTGTATCTGGGTGATATTTAGCCATTCTCTTAATTTTTGTTTTGCTTCTATCGTCCATCCAGCCCTTTACTTCGTGATAAGCCTCCGACCCATTTAACTCTTTTACCCAGAAATCAGGCAAGTAACTCATGCAACCGCGCTTTATTCCTTCAAACCAAAAGGTTTTGGATTCGTGCTTCCAATCAGCTATCTGCTTTTTTGATTTTAGCCATTCTAAATATCTGGCGTAATTAGCCTCCCAAGCAGACCTGTAATATTTACGCTCACTTCCTATATCTCTCCACGCAGCCTTCCAAGAAGCGTTTGCTCTGTTCATAGTTTGCTTGCTTGCTAGAATACTTGACCTCAATGAATAAGCATCTCTTTTTTCTTCTGACATATTTACCCACATATTTTTTGAATATTGCGAAATCGCTTCTTTTGCTTCTTTTGTATGGGTTTTCCCAAGCATCCCTTTAGGGTGTCCAAATGTCTCCCATCTTTTTTTTGTTCTTTCGCTTATTATTTTTTTAAGTTCTTCGGTCATTTTTGGGAATGTATGCCCAAATTCTTCGGCCCTTTTTTTCATGACAGCAGATTGCACTGGCCTCTTTTTTCCTATTTTGCTTAATCTTGCTTTTTCTTGCCACGCTTTAAAAAATTCAGAACTCCTATCTTGCTTTATATTTAATCTCCAAGCCATTGTTCTTATTTGCCCGTTACTTTTTTGCAATTTTTCCATGCACCACTTCATCCCCATATTAGGATAATTTTCAAATAAGAATTCTTTTTCACTATCAGTCCACTTTGTAATCATTATTTTAACCTGTAGGTTTTAAGTAATTATCAATATCTTATTTTACAGTAAATAAATAGTATACAAAACTAAAAATCTGATCTATGCTTCTTACATCGGGAGTGATAACCCCGACAACAGAGAGGGAGTCAGTTATGCAATACAGTATCTTTTGTGGTGAGACAAAGGCTTTTAGCCTACCCCTTTCTATGGTTTTAAGCTGTCGGCTTATCCCCGGCTCTCACCCCAAAGGATATTGATATGCACTATTACCCACACAATATCGGTGATTTTGATAAAGCTACTCGTCATTTAACTCGCATTGAGCGAAGCATTTATCGCGACATGATTGAGATTTATTACGACACTGAATCAAAGTTAACTTTAGATATTAAATCACTATGTCGTATTGTTTTAGCTAGAACGGACGAAGAAGTAACGGCTGTTGAACAGACGCTCAACGAGTTTTTTACACAAACTGTTGATGGCTGGGTGCATGAGAGATGTGAAACTGAGATTGAAAAGTACAGGACTAATATAAGTCAAAAAGCTAAGGCTGGAATAGCATCTGCACTAGCAAGAGAGGTAAAACATAAACTGACGTTGGACGGTATGTTGACACCTGTTGAACACACGTTGAACGGCTGTGCAACGAAACAAGAACTAGAACTAGAAACAAGAACTATAAACAATAAACAAGAACTAGAATCAAAAGAATCTAAGTCAAAAGAATTGCGCGAAACGCGCTTAATTATTTCTCCCATTCAGATTCCTGACTGGATTCCTGTAGACGCATGGAATGACTTTGTAGACTCTAGGAAGAAACTTAAAAAGCCTCTTACTCAAGTAGCTATCAAATTAGCTATCTCTTCCCTAAGCAAACTCAAGTCTGAGGGTAGCGATCCTAAAGAAGTTTTAGAGCAATCAATCCTAAATGGTTACAGCGGTCTATTTCCTGTCAAGAGTAAACAATTAATTGCAGAGAAAACTGGTGGGGCATACGTCCACTGGTGGGACACAGAAGAAGCAACGCATCAAAAGGCTAGGCAAGAAGGAATAGAAATAATTGATGATCTTGGAACACTTAGAGAGAGGATAAATGATGTTATACAATCAAAAAAGCAAAGAGACTGAAAGGACTAGGGATTTTGTTCGCTGCCAGATAGGTTCATGTCATGGTGGAGCAATGGCTGTAGCTGGTAAATCTAATGTCTGTCGGGAACATTACGATAACTTTTATACAAACGAGGCGCTAAAGTGGAACAGCACTATGGGCCTAAACAGCGTAGATAAACGAAAGGAATACATATCTAACAAGATTCGCGGTGTCATTAAGAGCATAAAAGTATGAACTGGCCCGTAGGTTCACAGTACGCAGATTTAACTGGCAAAGGATCGTTTGTCGGTATAGCTGATGAGATATTTAAGATTACGACACTTAACCAAAATAAAAAGCAGTCCGAAAGTATGCAGAGAATTATGCGAACGGTCGAGATGCGTGACTACAAAAAAGAGAGTAGAGAGCGTCCTACTAAGCGTATGACAGAGGCCATGAAGTCTATCGTTAAGTACATTAAAGCTAATCCCGGTGTAGAACGTGCAGAAATCTTAAAAGTAGTCTTTAACTTTAGCGTCATATCTCCGTCCAGCTTAGGCAGTAATCTTAACTCTCTGATTGCTCAGAAGATAATTACCAGCAACGGTCGCACAACTAAACGTAAATTTTATGTAATAGAGGCAGAAAATGACTGAGACTATTAGCCCGTTCGCAGCCCTAGACTTCATACGCGACAATGCAGAAGCCTATGCTCAGGCAAAAGCTAACCTGCTGTACCTGACAGAGTATCGTAAGACTAAGAAAGCGTTACTTATGATCGAGTCAGACGCAAAGACAGAAAGTGCCAAAGAAAGTTACGCCTACGCTCATAAAGAATACATTGAACATTTAAAAGCCCTAGCAATGGCCCTACAAGAGTCTGAGAGGCTGCGTTGGCTCATGGTAGGGGCAGAGGCTAAGATAGAGGTCTGGAGGTCACTGGAAGCGTCTGCACGACTTGAAATTAAATCGACATCATAGGAGGATAAAATGGCTACTACTTACATTGTAAGATTAAAGGATGAAGATCAGCTGGTCGCGGTTCTTGTTGTTAACTCTCTTCATGATCTGTTCTGGAGTATTGACGAAGTTACTGACCCGTGGAGTTGTGAGTATAAATTACTGAACGGTGGCGGGGTCTGCTGGAGTAGTGCCAATACAGGCGTTGTCTATGAACAACACGAAATTGATTCAGATGAGCCTGATGATGACGGTAAGGAAAAAATTAATCTTGATGGTGCAAAGCTAACTGATTACGCTTATATGCAGTATGAAGATAATAGAAAGTGGAAGTCATTTAAGTATGAGGATGTAGAGGATTTCTACGGCAAGAATGTTGGAATGCTTTGTGCAATTATGGGTCACGAGCCAAGTTGAGCAAGAAAAAAGACTACGCCAGAGTAGCTGAGTTTGGCTGTATCTTGTGCCGACATCGTGGGGTGTATGATACGCCAGCAGAGCTACACCACATCAGGAATGGCGGTAAGCGAGAGAATGCACCAGTTATACCGCTATGCCCTGAGCATCACAGAGGTGCTACAGGAGTACATAATCTAGGTTCTCGTGGCTTTGTTAGAGTGCATGGCATTAGTGAAGAAGAACTATTAAGCGATCTAATCTTTCTAATAGGATAAATATGAAGAATAAATTTATGAGGCGTTTTAGTTACCACGAATGGCTGATGATCTCGATAGCCGTCACTCCAATAGTGGTAATTCTTTGCATAGTTGGGTATCTCATAGGCTTGGTACTATAGGAGGTCGAATGGC